GAATATTTTGTACCTATGGTTGTAGATGTACCTTGTCTAAATATAGCCATTAATCTTTAGGATTGAATTTTTTAACCTCAGATAATAATTGTGCTTTTTCGTCTTCAGTCATCCCAAATCCTTCTTCTTCCGATTTACCTGATGCTAGAGCACGTTGAATGATGGTAGCCATTTTAATTAGCTGCTCATCATTTTTAATACCTAGTTCCATATATTCCTTAATTAAAGGAACTATTAGGGTAGCATCACCAATATCATTAATAAGTGGTTTTAACTCACCTATTAAAGCGGTAATCTGCTGCTCTTTTTTCTTTTGGTTATCGTAAATTTCCTTGAGAATATCCGAGAATTTTTTCTTACCAAATACGTTTGATTCTAAATTGCTCATATGTATTGTTTTTTATAAATATAAACAACTACTAGAGTTGGAAACTCATATATCCTTCTTCCAAATAAAATAGGTAGTTTTTCTTAAATACATCATATAACACACCTGCTATTTTAGTAATTTTAGGAGTTTTAGCATCAGGTATCATCTCGTGTATATAAATGTAGAGAGCTTTTTTATTGAATACATCGATGCTATCTCGTTTTCTAAACAGCTCTAAAACAGCATCCGCAATTTTCGCGTCATATTCTTTAGGGAAGATTTCGTATAGGTTAAAGCTGACGAATTCAACATATTTGTCCATAAAATGAGATAATCGATCATCTGAATTATTTGGTTCCATTGTATATGTGTGAGTTGAATCATCTTTGGATAATTCATCTACAGATACTTTACTAACCTTACTTTTATAATTTTTTTCATTATATAGAATACACCATCGTTTTACAATAGTACCAAAGTAAGAATATGCTTTAGCACCATTGAGTGGGTTGAATAAATGTATTTTAGATAAAAGAAATACTATAATCTCGTGTTGTAAATGTTCTAAATTTTCTACTTCAGTATGATAAAATTTGAACGTATGGATTATGTTTTGTGTTAATTTAAAAAAAGCGTAGTGAATACGCTCTTCATAGATTTTGCTTCGCAGTTCCGGATCAGCAGTATTGTTATACAATACAATGGCATCTTCAGTATCTTGAGTGAAGTAATTTTTACTACCCGGTTTTTTCGGCATTTTAACTGAACTTTCTAAGATTAAACTCATTTAGGATTTCTTGAATTTTTAAAATGGATTGAAATATAACCCCAACCTCATCGTCTTTTTCAAACACACCTCCACGGTCTAATTCTTTAAGTTTTTTGTCTGAAATTTCAATTGTACGAGACAAACGATCTAAATAAACTAAATACCCGGCTAAAACATCTTCTTGTTTTTCTACCTTTTTCATCAGATTAAAAGTCGTAAATCCTAGAATTACGACTAATACTGATAAAATGCTAATTACTATTGTTACTATCATAAGTTATCTAACATATTTTTTAAACTATCACTCTTGAAACCTCCAAGTGCTTTAGTTTTGGTTGATGTCTTTTTAGACATGTTGGGTTTATTCCTCAATGTAAAATTCCCTTTTCCGTTATCCACGGACTTCTTGTCCTCTTTTAATTTAGGTAACCATTCACGTTCAAATTCAATACGTGCTGCCATCAAATCGGCCTGGTGTAAGATAAAAGGTAATGAAGTTCTAGGTTTTTGTTCTGGCATATAGGACATAAAGTATTTCTCATTTGCCTTATCATACAAACCATCATGTGTCTGGATAGCCAACATTTCATTAAATGTATAAGAAATACCATGTGATTGAAGCATAAATAATCCTCTATCTGGGACTGATGCAAATGGAACTTTAGTGTTGAACATATAATCCTCTCCTAATTTTTCACGTCTCCAATTATCGGTCTGAGGGATATATGATTCTTGTTCTTCATCACCCATTTTACCTAAATCATGATTCAGAGCTGAGAATATCAATTCTTCAATTGTAAATGTATTCATATCACATCCTTCAGATTCCCATAATGTAGCTTGCTTAAGAGCACATCGAATAACGCGTAAAACGTGTTCTACATATCCTCCGGGGAAAGCATTATGATATTCTTTTTTATGCGCAGCAGGCATTAACATCAAACGATCTGCATATTGCTCATAAAATTCTAATAATTTATCTTTACGGGGTTCGGAAATATATTCCTCAATGTAAGATAATAATTCATCCCAATTTGATTGGATTTGTTCGGCGGTAAGATTCATAACTTTTATTTATTTAATTAATTTTCACGTTCAACAATAGATTGGGTATCCTCACGTAATTCAAGTGCCTCTTGTAAAATTTGACGAGCGGCATCTACATTTCTTTCGTTTAGAGCACTTCTCAAACGTTTCATTTTGCTTTCTAAAGACTCCAAGCGTCTCAATACTAATTCTTTATTTTTCATTTTATTTTATTTACTTATTTTTTATAAACCTTTATTTATTTCAATAACCAATATTAAAATATAAATTGAAGGTAATAACCTTTCTTTAGGCAGACACGTTCTTTTGTACAAAATCTTGAATTTTCTTCAAGTGAGCACATTTTTCATATTCTTCTGTACCTTCAAAGTATGAAATACTCAACTGGATAGATACTAAAAATTCTTCATTCGCGTATTGTTTTAGAGCATCCTTCCAAGGTTTTTTTCTAAGTTGAACTTGTTCAATCCAAAACCAAGCTCTAGTAAACATCATATATTCACCTGCTTGATCTATTCCTTTTAGATCTAGGGAAGGATCTGCTTTAGCAAAAAATTTAGTAACCTGTTTAGAGAATAAATGCCCATTCATGATTAATTTATGGAACATCCCTAACTTGAAGTGAGGGGATTCTTTATAGTCTTCTAACTCAGATTCAAGTTTAATACGCTCAGAATCATTTTCATCCGGGAATCCAAATAATGCAAATACGTTTTTAATTGACATATAAAATCATTGATTTCGCGTATAAATATCAATCTAGTTTAGCTCCTAAAGCTTCTATAATTTGAGCAGCTTCATCTATATCAACATAAAAAAACTCTCTTTGTTTGTTAACACGTTGTTTTTTAAAATGTTTATGAACTGCTTTTTCGATTCGTTCTCCATTAAAACAACTATAGGAATATACAACATTAAATGGAGTAGGAACACCTGTTGATTTACTTAAGGCGTATGCCCGATCAATTGGGTCTCCTTTAGTATAACCTATCTTGATCATATCAGGCATTGATTCACTTTCCAAAATATAAACTGATTGGTCACCATTTGATCCATTTACACTTTGCCTAAAACGAGATGTATAGTATCTAACTTCATCCCACCCATCAGGTCCTATAAAAATAGAATACAATGAGGGAGGAGGTGAAAGAGGAGTTCGTTCATATGGAACATAATTTAAAGCCTCCTCATTTGATATGCGTTTCATTAGAATCGAGCTTTAGCACCTGAACCTTTATACCAAGGTAAGCCTTCACGTCCTTTAAGAGCCTCTTTCCATTCGGTTTGACTCATCTTAATACCATTGATATAGTATTCGCGTTTACGATTGTCACCTTGAGGAAGTAAAGCGGGTCCTTCCCAATTGTGAAGTTTACCATCAAACATATACATTATAGTACCATCTGCAGTTGTAATTTTTCTACTTGGTTGATAGTTTTTATTTTCCATCTTCTTGTTGTTTTTTATCGTTTGACAAACTGATTAGGAGAAAGAATTTTTCTGTTTCAAGAACGTCTCCATCTTTAAATGCTTTTACAATCAATAAAATTCCTCCTACAATAGCCAAGATAAGTGGCAAGTTGAATGATAGGATTCCGAGAAATGGGAGTACAATCAAACTCAAAGCAACTAAACCAATTGCAATAACAGCAATTTCGAGTTTACGAATTTGAGATTTAAGTTGTTTAAGAACAGCTTCTTTTTGTTCTACTGTCTCTAGTGCTTGAACATTTTCAAGAGCGTCTTTTAGATTTTGGATGTCTTTGTTTTGCATAACCTTTATTTTTATTTATTTATACCGTTAGTATACGAATAAAGGGTTAATAGTCCAAGGATTTTTTATACACAAGCCGGAAGACTTGCAAATGTTTCTATATTAGTAACAACTCCAAGAGTTAATGTATATACTGAATTACCATCTATAACTCTTTTGCCACTGTCGAGAGAAGCAGTACCTGCTATATTAGTATATAATTGGGATCCTATTGTTGGGTTTCCTACACTATAAAGAACATTACCTCCTATTGAGAATGTTTGGGATGTAGCATATAACCAATCACATTTTGCTTCTCCTGAAGTTGCATTAGACCAATTCACCACTGATCCTGTAGTATCAGTGTAACTTACTTGATAATTTTTCCCAACATCAGGTGTTGAAGAACCAGTTGATAAACCCAAAATAATACCTCCTGTTCCTCTAAACAATAAAGTTTCTTTAACTACATTATTTGCCGGAGTAAAATCAAATGAATTTGTACTAGTAGGTAAAACAAATCCTGCCTTATAATCATCAGCAACATGATAAGCAATATTTGAAAAATTTGTAAGGGAACCCGAAAGATTTTTTGGAGTTACTCCATTATAATCTCTTACTGTTTCTAAAACAAAATAAGAAGAACCAGTATTATTGGTAATATCAAAAGTATAAGTTGTACCTGCTACTAAATTAATAGAACAAGTAGTACCAGGTCCGTATAATTTATCAAATGAATAGTTAAATGTAGACATCTATTATTTTCTTATAAATATATTAGCTCCGCTAATTATTCCACAAGCAACAATTACAAAATAACCAAATAAAAGATAAAACGGTATTTTAAAT